GCGACCCTGTACCAGTCCCTTCACAGAACAAAGAAACTGATAGCCGATGCTATTCGTAAGCCAGCAGAAAAAGGCCGAAAGGCTTGATGTTTGTAAATCCTGCGAACACTACAACCCCACCACGCGGAGTTGTGGCACGCTTCTGAAGCGTAAGAAGGTCAAAGGGGGGACGTTGTGCGGGTGCTTCATGCCGGCCAAAGCCTCGTTAAAAGCCGAGGCCTGTCCCCTGAAGAAATGGCCCGCGCTAATCACTCCCGAAGACCTCCAAGAACTGCGCGACTTTCTGGGGCCTTTGGAAAAGTTCATTAGCCGGGAGCAGAATTTGAAACTTACGGAACTCTACAACCGTACATACCACGCAAACGAAAGCCCCAGTAACTGCGAATCCTGCGTACGGAACATGATAGAGAACCTTAAGAAAGTAGCCTACGCGGACTCTGGGGCCTACGTCTGGAAAGAGACAGAACGGGTACACGAGTCTTTGGCAACTGAAAAAAAAGATACTGAAAGTTTGCAGGAATAGAATTCTTGCATATCTTTGACCCATCAAACAGACGGAAAAAATGAAACTGACCCACGAGACTTGCAAAGCCGCCGCCGCCTACTATGAGAGCCGCGGTTTCGTCACCGAGATTCACAACTGCCCAGTTGATGGGTACATTCTCGGAATTGAATTCCGAGACCCGCACGGAAAAATGATTTTCGTCTGGGTAGACCCCTACGGAATTCAAGTAGCAGCAACATCTAACGAACTACGAACGAAATGAGCCTCGAGTACAAAATCCTCGAGCGGCAGTACATCAACCTCCACAAGAAGTACGCCGCCGCCCTCGACTTCATCGATGAAGTCAACATGAATAGCATCGATTACGTAATCGTGCAAAAAGCGAAACAGGTTTTAACCGAATTAAAAGACATCGACTAATGAGACAGAACCACTACACCGCCGACGGGCCACGGGTCCAGAGCAGCAGCATCCCCGACCGGGGGCCGGACTCGTTCAACGAATGGCACGAGGACATGAACTTCGAACGCGACCTCGAAAGGATACTCGAGGACTTTAAGTACCAGATTCGCGAAAAGGTACGCGTGGCCTATTACGCCAATAAGCGCTGAAGAACCATTTTGTTAACGCCAACAAAAAGGACGAATGAACAGTCTGAAAGGATGGTTAAACCTTTTTTGGCAGTACGGAAACAGCGGAATCAAACCAAGATACATGCCTAAACAGAAGTATACAGACGGCGAGCGCGTGGAAGTATGCACGAACGACGACCGGCGCTGGAGGCAAGCCACGTTCCGGCAAAAGAGCGTAGAGGTGACCTACTGGACACAAGAGCCGGGAGAGCCACCGTGTCCCTGGGACCGCATCCGCAAGATTGACCCGGACAAGAAATGATAGATTTAGTCAGGTAGTGGATATGTAAGCGGACGCACGTTCGGTAAGTCGAAATGGTATGATTCTCTTTACGAGACCACGTTGCAGGTTCGAATCCTGCCCTGACTACTAAACCCCTAACCAAGGAAAGATGAATAATTACATTTTGTTGGAACTGCTCGGACATAAGGACGCGCGACTGGTGTACGTCAACCTCGACACCGTTACCCATGTACTCGAGGAACACACCCTCCGTAGTACGGGTTCTAAACTCTGCTTTACCGACGGAACTAAACTCGTGGTAAAGAAGGACATTCATTCACTCGCGGAGGCTATCGCACGCCGCGGAGAATAACGAGAGACATGAGCAAATTATCCCTTAACGCCTACCGCGAACAGGTAGCCAGCGGTAAAGACCTCCCGAAGGTCTACCACGTATTTTCCTTAATCGACAAAACACCCGGAGTAAGCCTAAACTACCTCCGAGTCGTGTCGCAGTACCCACACCAAACCCTAACCTCCGCTATTTCGCGGCTAATGGATGCAGGTATGGTATACCAGTCCGACGCGGGAGACTTCTACCCCGTCCCGGCAGGATACGAACCGCGATACAACGAAAACAGAAGGCAGGACCGATTCCGCAAGTGGATTAACCTCGGACGGCGCGAAGGCTTTTTCGACGACTGGATGAAAGAAGAACTAGCACGCGGCTAATGGAACTCCTAATGAACGTTCTGGCTATCTTCCTGATAGGCTTTCTATCTGTGGTCGTAATCGCAATTTTCGAAGAATGAAAGAGAAACAAATCGGGGGCGACCATTACAAGAACCTCCAGATAGAACCGTGGGAGTACGCCGAAGCAAACGCCCTCACCTTCCTCGAAGGGTCGGCTATCAAATACATAACCCGTCACCGTCTCAAAGGCAAAGACGAAGACCTGCAAAAAGCGATACACTGTATCGAGTTACTTCGCAAATCCTATTACCCGTGAGTTACACGAAAGAAGAACGCCAGCAGATAGCGGCGCAAATACTCAAGTACGCACGGGAGGGGAAGATTCATTCGTACGTACCGAGACCGACGTACCACCTAGATAGCCAGTATACGGAAAGCATCCGGCCGGCCGATTCCGTAGACCGTGCATGGCTCGAAGTAGTAGCGAGGGACGTAATGGGCGAAATTTGGCACAATGAGGAATACTGGACCACAACGGGCAAAGCTTGAGACCCTCAAGCCAAACCCGAAGAACCCCCGAGTAATCAAGGACGACAAATTCCAGAAACTCGTTCAGTCGATTAGAGCGTTCCCGCAGATGTTAGAGGTACGGCCTATCGTCTGCACGCCGGACGGGGTTGTATTGGGCGGAAACATGCGTCTACGGGCCTGCAGAGAAGCCGGGCTGCGGGAGGTTCCCGTTCACGTAGTTTCGTGGCTCGATTCCCAGCAAGAAGAATTTATAATCAAGGATAACGTAGGGTACGGAGAATGGGACTGGGATATCCTCGCGAATGAGTGGGACGCAAACCAGTTGGAGGACTGGGGGCTGGATGTGTGGACCCCTGAAGAAGAGACCGAGGTTCGCGAAAAGGACACGGAGGACCAGAAGTGGAAGTTAGGAGACCACACCCTCCAAGTAAAGGAACACGCACTACCCGAAAACACCACACAAATAGCGGTAGTGATTCAAGCGTGGGAGAACTTCACAGGAAAGAAGGCTGAACTCGTTAGTTAACTAAACTAAAAGATGCAGCAGAAAAAAACAAAGCCTTTAAAATACCTAATGCTCCAAGCCTTAAAGGAGAATTTTGGAAATGTAAAGGCAGCATCAGCGCGCGTAGGAATTGACCGAGGAACTCATTATCTATGGGTACGTTCAGATATTGAATATCGCGATGAATCGATGCGATACTCAATTCAGTCACTGTCAAATAAAAAAATCCATCAAGAAAAGCCAGAATTTGAAAATGGCTACGTTTATCTAATTAAGTGCGTAAACACGACCTTTTACAAAATTGGAATAAGTAAGATAAATTATAACGCGAGATTATCGACAATGCAGAGTGGTTGTCCATACGAGTTAAAATTTATAAACGCTATTCACAGTCCAGACTACAGAAACATTGAGAGGGTTCTGCATTTTAAATTCCAAAGTAAAAGAATTAGAGGAGAATGGTTTGATTTAGATGATACCGAATTTGGAATATTGCAGAAATACTTCAAAGAGAAATCACAACCACAGAGTAAAATAGAATTTCAATGGTAGAGGACAAATTAGACGAATTGAACAACCCTAAAAAGGTGGCCATGTTGGAAGCCCTTGAGAAGTCTTTGGGTATTGTCTCTACTGCTTGTAAGATGTCAAACATTGCTCGCGGCAGTCATTATATTTGGTTGCGCGAAGACCCCGCCTACAAAGCGGCGGTAGAGTCCATCCAAGAAAGCGTTATCGACTTCGCAGAATCGCACCTGTACAAACTCGTGAAAGAGGGGAACCCCGCCGCGACTATCTTCTACCTGAAGACCAAAGGAAAGAAGCGCGGATATATCGAGCGGCAGGAAATAGAGGTAACGGAACGCTCGCCCCTTTCATGGCTTAACGGCGAAGGCCTTTGAAACTCGCGAAGACGTACTACGACGTACGCAACTGTAAGACCCGAATACAGGTACACCAGGGCGGTACCCGTTCGGGTAAAACGTATTCTATCCTCCTTTCGCTGGTCGAGTTTTGCTACAGGAACCCAAACGGCGGAGCGGTACTCACCATTTGCCGAAAGACCTTCCCGGCCCTCCGTGCTTCCGTTATGCGGGATTTCTTCGAGGTACTTAAGCGCGAAGCAATCTACACGGAGGTAAACCACAACAAAAGCGACGCTACCTATATCCTCGAGGGGAACCTGATAGAATTTATCAGTATTGACCAGCCCCAGAAGATACGCGGACGCAAGCGAGACGTACTTTTCATAAACGAGGCGAACGAACTAAACCTCGAAGACTTCAGGCAGTTGCTTATCCGAACCACGGGTAAGGTACTTTTGGACTACAACCCGTCCGACGAATTCCACTGGATATACGACCACGTAATACCTCGAGAAGATGCCACGTTCTTTCAGTCGACGTTCCGAGATAACCCCTTCCTTGAACCGTCCCTCGTTGCCGAGATTGAACGGTTACAAGTGGCCGACCCCAACTACTGGAGAATCTACGGACTCGGAGAGCGGGGACAATCCCGAAGCACCATCCTCACCCACTGGAGCCAAACCGAAACCATAGACCCACGGTTTAAGCTGGTAGCCTACGGACTGGACTTCGGGTACACGAACGACCCGACGGCCTGCGTAGCGGTCTACTCGGACGGGGAGGCGTTCCTGCTCGATGAGGTACTATACCAGAACGGCCTTTCGAATAGGCAGATATTCCAACTGCTCGAATCGGAGGTCGGGAAGAATACCGTAATCGCAGACAGCGCCGAACCGAAGTCTATCGACGAACTCCACGGGTACGGGATGAACGTACACCCCGCGCGGAAGGGTCCCGACTCCGTACGTGCGGGAATCCAGTTCTTCCACTCGAAACCTTTGGCCGTTACCTCCAGGTCCTTAAACCTGATTAAAGAACTACGGAACTACAAGTGGAAGGAGGACAAGAACGGGAAGAACCTTAACGAACCGGTAGACGCGTTTAACCACGCTATCGACGCGGCGAGGTATGCGGCTATGTTCAACCAGAGTAACCCGAACTACGGGAGGTACCGGATAGGATGAAAAAAAGTTAGGGAAAAGTTTGGAAGGTTAGAAGTGGTGTCCTATCTTTGCTTTATCAAACAAACGGAAAACATGACCTTTTCAAACCTCCCCTTGAACACGACAGTTCTTTACAACGACACATTCAACACGGACTTTCGGATGATTGTAATCGGTCAAACAAAGGACAAATTCGGAACGTGGACGAAAGTTCTGACCGAAACCGGAGTACAGGAATACGTGAACGGACGCACAGAAATAGACGGAAACCGGTACACAATCGCCTAAACGAAGCGAAGGCCCTCCGGGGCCTTTTTTTATGCCCTAACTTTGAGGAAATCACTTCTTCCCGTTATTTCCTCGATGCGTTACCCTACCAACTGGAGCCAGCTAACCCTCGGTCAATTACAGGTCCTTTGC